GGATGGCTTTCAAGGTGGGTAGCCGCATCATAGCGCCAGAGGCCGAACCGCAGGCATCAATGCCATCCTCCAGCCAGGCCAGAAACAGATCATAAGCGTTGACGCCGCCGTTATTCCAGGCCACTCCTGCGGTGGTGATGCGCGCCGAGTCTATGCCGAAAGAGGCAGTAAAAGTTTTACTGGCGTCCTGCGGGTTGCGTTGAATGATGGTGCCGGTCTGCCACGCCTGCATCGCGTCCAGCTCAAGCCTGCGGTAACAGGCCATCGCCAGACGGTCTGAGCGGTCCGGCAGCGAGACTCCGATTTGATTGGCGATCAGTTGCGCGTTCCCGACGAAGCGTTCCATCAGGTGTTGCATCTCCTTTTCATCAATCTTGTCATACGCCTCTATGGGCACCATAGAAATCTTGCGAAGGTCCGGAGTAGAAACCGGAATCAAGCGGCCTGGTCCGTTCCACTCTCGGCGGTCAGCCGAGGGCCGCGTATCAAGGGTCAATACATCGGACAGGTCAACTGAGTCCACGTTGGTACGCGGAAAAAATATATCCCACAAAAGCCTGCCTTGATCGTTAGGCGAAAGCATTTGTGCTCTCACTGTCAAAGCGGCAGGTGAGAGGTTGAACAAAGCGTTAATCCATTCAAACATTTGTCATTCCTCCAAATTAGATTCCTGCCACTTTTTAGGTGGTGGTTAGGGTGAAGTGAGAACCGGCAGCGATCAGGCCAGCCAGCTCCAGAGCCGAGTAAGCGCGGCCCAAATTGTCTTCTGCCACATCCCGATTGATCAGACCGGAGGTTGAGACAGCAATCAGTGGGTCGCTCGTATCTGCGGCCAGAGTAAGATCGGTGGGCGGCACCGTAGCCAGCCCCAAATCAATGGCCTCGACGACGATACCATAAGGAAAGGCCGGTGCCGCGCCGACTAAAATGCCGGCACTGGTTAGCAGCACCCCTGGTTTTAGAAAACCATTGGCGTCCACCTCGTCAATCGTCAGGCCCGATACGTCCAGCTTGATGTGCGTAAAGGGCCCAGGGTCGCCAACCAGTGGGTTGCCATAGCCTTGGCCACCGGAGGTTTCTTTTACACGAATAGGCATAAGTTGCCCTCCTGAAACTAAGCCATGCCCAATCGTTGATTGAGCGACTTGGTTTCGGTTTTCTGCGCCTCTTGACGTGCCTTCGCTTCTTCGCGGATTTGGTCAAAAGGATTTTTAGACGGGGCCTTGCCCGAAGATTCCTGGCGCACGAATTTGTTGTTAGTGTTGGCTTCCTGTTCTACCTTGAGAGCTGGAAGAAAATCTTTGTGGTTGGTTTCGATAAACTCAGAAAGGGCGATCTCTTTGTTCGCGCCATTCTCCTGGACGATGACAAAAGCCACCTTGTGCTTTTTGCCCTCGGTTTCTACCTCCTTGATTTGCAGAACCTGGTCCGGTGTTAGGAGCTGAGACAGAACATTCGCCTTGTAATTTTCAGTCTCGGCAACTTCACGCATCAGGGCCTGCCGTTTCAGTGTGGCCAACTCCCCTGTAGCGGCCTCACTGCTCTGGAGTTTTTCTTTGATCTGGTCGGGCGTAAGTTTCAACTCCTGGATTGCGGCCCAGGATTTGGCGTCGTCGCCACTGAGCACTACGGAGCCCTCGACGGGGATTTTACCGGTGGCCTCGTCCAGGCTCTGTTTCAACTTGCGCTTGTCTTCTCGCAGATCATGGTTTTCGGTAAACAGGCGTTGAGCCAGCCCCGAAGCATCGTTGTTTTGTTTGGCCAGCAGAGCGTTGAATGATTCCAGCACCTTGCTCAAATCATTACCGCCGCCGCCTGGAGGGTTGCCGCCACCATCCTCTACAGACAGAAGGAGCGAACGAACCTGAAAGATTCCATTTTTAAGCATATAAATCCTCTGTTAGTTTTTTGCCGGTCAGACCTGAAACAGCGCCGCCACGCCGCGCAATTCCGGTATGGTCACAATAGAGTTGTCCTTACGAATCAGATCAGATAATTCAATGCGGCCCTGGCGGAAAAGCTCGGCCCGTCGAGGTCCCAATATTTCATCCTGGGCGCTCTTGCTCTGTTTCTTCAACCAGGTTTCACTGTCAATCTTTGAGAGCTCCTCCAGGCCGATGACTACAGGCATGATGATGGTTCGACAGGAAAAGTGAAACGGGGGCCTCGGTGACCTGGCCTTGTAGGGATAGACCACATCACGAGCCCCGTAAGCCAGACAGATTTTCGAGGTGCGCCGGTCAAAGGTGACGACGAGCCGATACCCCTTTGTTAATTGTGGATTGAGCTCGGCGGCTTCAAAGGTACTGGCGTTTGCCAGGTTGTTTGCTGCGGTTCTGGCAAGGGCCTGTGCGTTCCTGGTTGCCTGGGGTATAACTTCATCCTCGATTCTTTGCTTAATCGTTCCTAGCGACTCTCCGCGCTTTAAGCCTGCCCTGGTTTCAAAGCGGATACGCTCACCGAGTTTCTTCTGGTTATGATTCCACCACTGCTCGACGGTGAAGCCTTCGATGGAATCCCCTTCGTAGATTTCTTTCAGGCGTTTGGCCGGTATCAGCTTGGCCTCACCTTTTTTACCGGATGCCTTCTGCATCGCCTCAAGTATCTTTTCAGATTCTGAGGCGGCGATATTGAGGGCATCTTTCTTGCCCTGGGTTTTCAGGTGGCCGTAGAGGACCGGCAGACGTTCATCAAGAGTTTTATTGAGGCGGCGAATAACCTGGGCTCGGCTCCTTTCGTCGTCCTTCTGGTCCAGAGCTGAAAACAGGGTGGCGAATTCGGCCTCCAGTAACTTGCCGACCCGCAGGGCCGCAGAGTTTTCCAGCCGCCGCAGACGAACGGCTGCGGCGATGATTTGCGCTAGGTAACGATCAGGCATCAGCCGAGACTTTGGTGAGCTCCTCCAGCTCCACTTCAATATCCAAATCTGGCGGCAATTCTCCAGCCGCCTCCAGATTGGTCAAGAGCGTTTTCTTGCTGATTTGACCTCTAAACTCCAGATCGGAGTGGAGCTGTAAATCTGCGGTGGTGGGTTTCAAATCTTCGGACCTGATTTCTTCCAGCATGGCCGCAGGGTCATCAATGCCGAGTTCCTTCATAGCGCTTTGAATGGAGCGCACCGGTTTTTCTCCCTGGGCCTCCTCTCTGAGCAGGCGGCGTTCGTCAGAGGTCAAGGGGCCGCTATTTAATTTCGCATCGAAGCGAAAGCGCAGTTTGTCAAAATGATTCGGTTGACCGGATAGAGCCGCCGCCAGGTTCAAAGCCGTTTCCAGGAGCCAGCGCCCCGCCGCGTCGATCTGCGGCTTGGTGTCTCGTAAACTGGTGACGAAATCAAAACGGGCCTGGATTCTGGATTCTCCAGATGCCGTAGCGTCCCTGGCGATCAGGCGGTGGAGCTGGCGCACCTCCTCCAGAATATTCTGGTACGCCTTGTTTTCGGTGGCCTCGAAAGTATCAACCTTTACGGGGTCCCGATAAGAGACTGAGGCAGTAGTCACCCCTTTGAAATTGCCCTCGTTGTCTTCTATGTCGTGGCCGCTTACGAAATTGGTTACCCCTGGCCCGACCATGAAAGGGTCGGCCACTTCAATCATTTTGCCAGGGTCGGCGGGGTCACGTTCCAGGTGAGAAGGGGCCTTGGCGTTTAAGAAATTGCGCTCGGGGAAACCGGCCACGCCGATGTTGCGGGTTCGCATCGTCAAGGTGGTATTAAATAGCGCCTGGTTCTGGCGTATCTGTTCGCTAATCAGGGGCTTTCTTTCCATCTGGAAATGCAGCAGATGACCGCCCAGGGGTTGCGGGGCGGTGTCGGCCTCCTGGCCCTCCTGTTTACCGTAAATGCGAAGAATGGTCTTCTCATCATCTGACACCAGAAAACTCAATTCCACCAGGGTGTCATCATCACGCTGGACCGAATAAACGCCTGCCTCCTCCTGGGTGTCGTCGTCCACAATAATGGCCTGCTGGTTGACCTTCGGCGCAGTAAGGCAGATTCGTTTCATCCAGGTTTCAATGGTCCCTGGGGCCGGTGTCCCGTCCTCGCTGATAAAGGCTTTCGGGATGTGCAGGCGTAAGGGGCCGCGTCCGGTGGTCAACAGATTTGTGGTGGCCTCCTGTAAAACCGTGTGGACCTGTTTTTTATCCCACCAGGTGGTGGCCATCATTTCGGCTTCGTCAATAAGTCTTAACAATTCGTCGGGTAAATCCTGGTCGTCGGGTATGGTTTCGCGGCTCGTACCGGACCAGTCGGGTTCAACCCCGATTACGGCATCACGGTGGGCGTCAATGACCTCTTTAATAATATTTTTGGAAACGAAGATCGGGAATATTTTTTGCTCCAGAATCAGAGTGCGGTTGGCTACGTCAGGTTCGGGAGGGCCAACCCAAACTGTGCCCTTCTGCCAGTGGTCGCCTTCGTAATAGAGTTGAGTGGAGAGGGCGGCGGCGTCCAGTTGTTCGATGGCTGATAGGGCCTGCTCTTTGGTGTAGTCTTGAAATGGGCTCATTTTTTTACGCTCACCCGAATGCCGAAATGCTGTGTGATTTGGGCCGAGGTCTGGCTATCTTATGGCGGCACATCACACCATATCTGAGCATATCGCCAGGGTCGTCCCCGCCCTCGCCGTTTACGTCAGCGTCCACTTTCTTTACATCTTCGGGGTTGCCTGGGTCACACACCAGACGGGTCAAGGTGGCGATGGTGCGCGTACAGGTATTAAAGATTTTCAGGGTCGGTTTTATACCAACTTGCGCATTCCCCAAGCGTGAGAGGATTTCTTGCCAACCGGTAACTCTGGCGATCTGCGCGTGTTTCAATTTCACCGAAATAGAGTCGCCCGTTTCAGGGTCCCTGGCCTGGGCGTACTGGTCGGCTATGGTCTTGCCGTCACCGGCCCCACGCTGTTGAAAAACATCGTGACCGGCGACGATCTGAGAGATACGCGGCCAGGCAATATCAAGCCTCTCTGCCAACTGGTGAATCGCCTTCGCGTGTTGCAGAGCCAGCCACCGGTTGTGAATGTGCTCCCCGATCAGATAGACCACACCATCGTTGTCCTCGGTCAGCAGGCCAAAGGCAGTAGGGTGAACAAAGCCGTAATCCAGAGCGCCCCATACCGGCCAGTCTTCTGGAATATCAAAGGGCTCACAGGTGTGTAGTTGTTCATCCCACTCCTCGAAATACAGGCCCTCGGCGCCGACCCATTTACCATAGCGAAACCGCGCTTTGCGAATGCCGGTCAAGGCGTCCAGCGTGGCCATCGTGCGTGTGCCCTGGAGAGTCAGTTGCCCGTCGTCGGTATAGAGCGAAGGGTTGTCAACGTGGGCCGTGTGGAAGACCTGGAGCGAAGCGCGTTTCAAAATCCAATGATCTTCGGGTCCAGGGTTACAGTCACCAAAGACCATCGGGGTTTCGGTCACCGCCCCGCGTCCGGTGGTTCTGGTGGTGAGGATTTCCCAATCATCAAGGGTGAGCTCCTCAGCCTGATTCACATAAATAAAATCGCGTTCACCGGAGAGGACCTTGCCAGGCCGGTCCATGCCGCCGATGTAGAGTCGCGCGCCGTTCGGGTAGTCGTACCATTCAGGCTTTTCACCGCCGTAGGGTCGGGCTCGGCTGTTGCTGATTTCCAGGATGCGGCGAAAGGTGACCAGAACAGTGGGCGCGATATCGGAGGCAACTTTACGAATCAGGGCCGCGTGTGCAAAAGGGGTGATGGATAGGAGGAAATCCAGCAGCCAGAGAGTGGCGAAAGTCTTGCCGGTTTCCGAAGGGCCTGCGAGGATGAATTCACGGCCTCGGTAGCTTTGAATCTTAAGGTTGGAGCCGCGAAAGGTGGGCGGCTTGACCTCCAGAGTTTCAAGGCTCGACCAGTCTAAGCCCGCCGCGAACCTCGCCACTAAGGAGGCCCGTAACGGCTGTCTGAATTCTCTGTTTTGTACCTCTGTCTGTAACGTGCTCATTCACGATGGACAGGAGGGCATTGAATAATGCTGCGGCCTCTCTGCCGGTCAGAATCTCCATTTGCTCGACCTCGCGTTTGCGTTCTGATTCTACGAGTCGTCGGCGTTGTTCAATTAAATGTTTTACCTCGGCCCATGCCTGGTAATCACTGACACCCAATTTTATGGCGTCATCCAAAGCCACCAGAGCCTCTCCCATTTTCTTGACGTCGCCTGCGCTCTTGGCTGCGGTGAAACCTTTGTAGGCTTTCTGGAGGGCCAGCCACAGGTGGCCTGCTTCACCGCTATCTGTGCGACGCAGAACGTCAAGGATGCGTGAATCAATCAGAGCGATATCATCACTGAGGCGCAGCAGATCATCACGATCTCTGAGGGCCTCGAAATCTGCCTGGATGCGTTGCGGTATGGCGGTGAGATATTTCGAGTTGCGGCCATGTTTATAATTGCCGTTGGCGATACCGGCAGAGGCTTTGCCTCGGTGCATACGGCAGCGCCCGTTGGGCATGGGCTTGCCTTTACAGGCAGAGCCCGAACGAGTCTTTGCGCCACAGGTCGCATGGCTAGTCTCTGCTTGCATGGCTTGTTTACTTTTTGGCAACGAGTTTCTGATTCGCTTTCAGATGTTTTTTAACGGCGGCGGTCTTGATCTCTTTCACCGCTTTGAGCTCCATCCCAAATTCACTATCTGGCAGAGCTGCCAGGTCAATCCCTGGTTTCAAAATCAGCGGCGTGGTGAATTTCCTCCAGGCATTTTTGATAACGTGCTGCGGTCTGCCGTAGCGCCTTTTGGTTTCGACTACCCCAGGCCACATGCGTTCCAGAGATCGGGCCATCTTCAAGCGCCCATCGCCCTGATAGAGGGCCTCGGTGTTGCCGCCCTTCATAGTCATCGAGGGCAGTTTCTTGACCGAGAAGGCATTGAGTAAAACGGTGCACCAGCCGTTAGCCAGGACCTGTAAACAGAGATCGGTGTCTTCGTTGTAGCGGCCCCGCCATCTGTAGGGCAATTCGTTTAAGATCAGCAGACAGGAATAGACGTGGCAGTTCGTTTGAAAGGGTTTCATCTTGACGTAATCAAGAACGAACATATCGTAGTTCAAGCCGCCGATGGCAATATTTTCATAGCGGTCAATGAATTCTTCGGTCACCGCCAGGGCCAGACCGGAATCACATTGGAAAGTCTCGGCGGCGTAGCGGCGGCAGAACCACTTGAAATTATCATCAAGAATCCAGTGGCGCAGAGCTCCAGTTTTTTTTGCATCCTCCCATACCCAATTACGCGCCGGTATCGAACCGAGCCCAAGATTTGAAAACGGTAGGACCTGGAGCACATCCTTGCTGAAATGCTCGGCGTATAGGTCCAACTCCTGGGGTTCGATGATGAGCTTGAAGGGCACCTTATCATTGACCAGGCAGCGAGCTGTGAGACAGCAATCATGCCGCCCCTTGGAAATTACATAGATGGGATAACGGGGCAGCATCAAGGGGCCTCAGTTTCTTCAAAGCGCACCGAGGCGCGATCTGCGTGTTCACGTTCAGGCCACCAGAAAGACATGGTGTTGCCGCTGCCATAGAAATGGTGAACCTCCAGAAGTTTCACCAGGGCATCCCGATCTTTTTTACTGCGGAAAGTTATCACCGCTTTTATCGGCACCTCACCGGCCTGGTACTCTGGCAGGCCGACCCAATGCGCGGCCTCGTCCAGGTCCTCCACCTCGCTTTTCGGCCTGGTGATGAACAGGAGATTCGCCAGCATCATTTCATCATAGCCGGTGCCGAGGAGCCCGTTTTTATCACGCTCTTTGATCTCTTTCAGGAGCTCGGAAAAAACCCGATCATTATCTTCTGCCAGGTGCGCGATGGCGTTATCAGCAGCCAGAATTTTCAAGGCGCGAGGTGAATCAGGAGAGATGTTCAACCGCACCGTTGGTATCTTTTTCAGGCCCAGGAGCCTGGAGGCTTCGACCACACCGTGACCGGCCAAAATCGTGTTGTCTTTAGCGATCAGGATATTTTTATAGATGCCGTTTTCGCGGATAGACTCTGCCAGATGTTCAAGCTCATCCTCCGGATGATGGCGATAATTGCGCGGGTGTGCTTTCAGCTCTGAAACCGGCAGCCACTCAACCAGATGCGCAACCTCTTTTTTTTTCGGGGCCACCGCCCTTTTCTTGGCAACCATAAATAAATATTCAGACGACGATCAATAGCCTGTACAAGTACCGGACTTGCTAGTAGAGTGAGCAAGTCAGTTACTTGAAAAGGAAAAAGGAGAAAGAAAGAAATGCTTATAAGTACAAACGGCTACAAGATCAGGATTACAGCGCGGCGGGGTAGCGGCGGTGAATCTTTTGATCTGGAGATCAGAAACCGAAACGGTAACGAGGTGGCCTGCCAGCGTGAGGGCCGAGGGGCCTTGAGGTCTGCGGTCTCACCCCTGGGCGTTGCCTACGCGATACGGGCCTGCACTGAGGCCCCTTTCAGAGATCAGATAGAGGTCGGCTGCAAAGATGCGCGCCGCGAAAAATAATTAAGGAGAAAGAAATGAAATATTTTGATGCCATAACCTTTGACCGCAGGCTACGAGCCCTGGGCAAAGCCAAGATAGATGAATTGGTTAAACTGCTGGACGCGCAATTCGGTACAGACTTCGCCAACCAGGACGAAATTGCTTCGATGTTAGACGAGCGCAACATAGACCTGGCGATTGCCGATCTCTACCGGTGGGCTCCAGTCGAGTCACAGTTTTTTATCGAATCCTCAGAGGCTGCTATGAAGCGGCCTCGTTACTTTTTAGGAGCTGAGGAGCCCCTGCGAATGTCCATCGTAATGGATGAAGAGGAGGGCCGATAAATTGGAAAATCAACAGCGATGGGCAGACCTCCTGTTAAGCGCGATCACCGAGCCTGGAATGATCAGCAAGGCGTACAGCGCATTTCACAACTATTCGATGGGTAATCAGCTTGCGGCCCTGTCCCAATGTTGGGGCCGAGGCATCCAGCCAGGAATCATCAATACCTATCAAGGCTGGCAGGGCTTGAAGCGCCAGGTCAAGAAGGGTGAAAAGGCTCTGGAATTATGTATGCCCTACACCGGCAAGCGCACCAACGAGGCCGGTGAAGATCAGCACTTTATCGTTGCCTTTGTCTGGAAATCTCGGTGGTTCGTCCTCTCTCAAACCGAGGGTCCGGAGATCACACCGCCGGTCATCCCTGGCTGGTCAAAAGAGTGGGCCCTTTCAGCTCTGAACATCACCGAGATAGATTTCGAGAAGACCACAGGCAACACCCAGGGATATGCCAGAGACCGCCAGATCGCTATTTCGCAACTGGCAGAGATGCCGCACAAGACCACCTTTCACGAACTTGCCCATGTCGTCTTAGGGCACACGGCAGAAAGTAATTTTCAGGAGAGCCAGACGACTTGCCGTAGTCTAAGGGAAGTCGAGGCCGAGTCGGTGGCTCTGCTCCTGTGCGAATCTCTGGAGCTGCCTGGAGCCGCTTACAGCAGAGGCTACATCCAGCACTGGCTGGAGGGTGAAGCGATACCGGAAAAATCGGCGCAGAGAATCTTTGGCGCGGCGGATAAAATCCTGAAAGCAGGCCGCGCCCCACAAACCACAACCGAGACAGAGGAGAAGAAATAAAATGGATGCAATATTTTTTGGCTACGATGACAACAACTATGTGATTAACACGATCAGCCGAGCCTTCGGAGGAAAACAGATTGACTATTCTCTACCAGACCTGGAGCCGATCACGACGTACCTGGTCCCTTCTGAGTACCGCCAGAGGGTATTCAGGAATTGTGATGCCGGTGACTTCACCTTAAACGGCAGGCCGGTGAATCTGGCTGAGTTTATTTTTGACAATCAACTTCGTCGCGCAGACCTCAAGACGATTCTAAAACTCAAGGTCGGAGGAGCTCTGGAATTCGGCGGCGGTGCAGCTCCTTCCATGCTTCTACGCCGCGTCAAATAACAGGAGATCAAAAACCGATGAAAGTATTTATCAACTTCTCGACAGGGATTAGCACACCCTGTTTTTTCAACAACATTCACCACATGAGATCAGAGCTCGAAAAATGGGTGAAGATCGGCTGGCTCACCGAGGAGGCCGCAGCCGAATATCTGGAAACCTGGGCGTTGGCCGAGCGCCTGGAAAATCGCCAGGGAGGTCAAAAATAATGGACGAGCAAAAATGTGACTATGACCGCACCGAGTACAATTATCTATCCTGCACGTACGACCCCGCCGACAATAAAATGCGTTTGTATTCCTCCTGTAAACTTGATGACGCGCTCTACAAGAGAGTGAAAGCAGCAGGCTTTCATTGGGCCCCGAAACAGGAATTTTTTGTTGCCCCGATGTGGACCCCTTTCCGCGAAGACCTGTTGCTTGAGCTCTGCGGAGAAATCGGGGATGAAGACACCAGCCTCGTAGCCAGAGCCGAAGACCGAGCAGACCGCTTTAACGATTACAGCGACAAGCGGGGCAGGGAAGCAGAGCAGGCCCACGATCACGTTTCCTCTATCGCCAATGGCATCCCCCTGGGTCAACCTATTCTGGTTGGCCATCACAGCGAGAAGCGAGCCCGTAAGGATGCCGAGCGTATCCACAACGGGATGCGCAAAGCGATCTCGCTTTGGGAAACTTCCAAGTATTGGACCGATAGAGCAGCCTCGGCAATTCAACACGCCAGGTACAAGGAGCTGCCAGGCGTGAGAGCCCGCCGCATTAAGACTATCGAAGCCGATAAGCGCAAACAGGAGCGAGCCCAGGAAAAGGCGCAAAAGCATTTCGAGATGTGGACCAAGCCAGGGCTCACGCTGGAGGAGGCTTTATACTTCTGCGGTCAGACCGACGCCGGTTGGTTGACCCTGCCGCGTAAGGAGGGTGACAAAGAGGATTGGCACCAGTCGCCTCACGCGCACGATGCTCTGACGAATTCCTACCCAAGTCTATACGCCCCGCGCTCCCTGGAGGAGATCGTAGAAGTGGCGCGCCTCGGTTACCCCAAAACCATAGCCTGGTGCCAGCGTTGGATTGACCATTTCAATAATCGCTTGCTCTATGAAAAGGCCATGCTGGAGGAGCAGGGAGCCTCGAAACTTTTAGATAAGAAACCACGCCCCGCGCAGCTCCCTATTTGCAATTACCGGCAAGAGAGTTTTCAGCTTGAGAATCGCTATCACCCAGGAGAGTTTGAAACCCTCCAGCAGATTGACTTGACCGCCGCCGCGTACAAGAAAATCTATGAAGACCACCGAGGCACCCGCAGGGTTGAAAACTCCCATCGCATTCGTATCTGTCTGGACCCTACTGGCCCTGGCTCCTATCTGCACCGGTCCTGGGTTGCCGTTTTCATAACCGATAGCAAGACGCATGAAAAACCGGCAGCCATCGAATTGAGCTACCCGAAGATCAGTCGTCCGGTCTTTGAGAGCAACTACAAGGAGCCAGAACGCACGAAGTTTGATGATCTGAAAGACACGATGAAGGCAGGCATCACCGTTGTGGCCTCTAATCAGCTCTTTGCTACGCCCTCAGAGCTCGCGTGTGCGATTTGTAAGGCTGCCGACATAGAACCAGGCCATGCGGTTTTAGAACCGAGTGCAGGAACGGGGAGCCTGCTAAAGGCCCTGCCCACCGTCAGGCCCAAGGGATGGGTCACTGCTATAGAGATCACCCAGGGCTTAATTGCCAACCTCCAGCCCTGGGCCGACGAGATCATCTGCGCCGATTTCCTGGAGTGTACCGGCCTCGGCCCCTTTGATCGTATCGTGATGAATCCTCCCTTTGAGCGTGGGGCCGACATAAAGCACATACGCCACGCCTTGGCCTTTCTGAAACCAGGAGGCCGCTTGGTATCTCTGTGTGCTAACGGGCCTCGGCAACAGGAGGCTTTCAAGGAGTACGACTACGAGGCGTTACCGGCTGGTTCATTCAGCAGCCAGGGCACCGAGATCAACGTTGCGATGGTCATCATAGACCAGGCTGAGGAGGAGCCGCAGCCAGAGCCGCAGCCAGAAGTTATTGAGGAGCTCCAGGTGCCGGCACTTGACGCCGAAGCAATTACCGTACATGATGCCAAGGCCGCAGAAACGGTCATCTATTTTTTAGATGATGGAGTTGTACCGGCAGGCACTTCGATACAAGGCAATAAAACTATGGCAAGACAGACTCGCTCGGTAACGGTGTACTTTCAAAATGAGAAGGAACGCCAGCAGATTTCCAAAGCAGCTCTGGACGCAGGCTTAAGCGAATCGAATTACTTTCGCCAACTCGCAGGGCTCCCTATACTCAAGCATGGCGGGGCCAGAGTGCACGCCAAAAAAGAGGCGTAAAAATCTTTCATCTGGTAGTCCATCAGCCTGGAGCAATCCAGGCTTTTTTTTATTCTGCCACCAGGCGAATCACTACGCCGAAAACCACCACCAGAAGCAGCCACAAAACCAGCAGGGTCCAGATCACCTTTTCCCCAATATTTTTCATGGGGTTTCCGGTATAGTCATCTGTGAGAGCACCGTCAGCAGGCCGCGCACCAGGGTCCGGATGTGCCCGTTTGATAGCGTGGCCTCTACATCGAATTGATACTCCTCTATGCCTACCTCAAGCCCTGCCGTATCTTCTGCACTGAGCTCAAAGCGAATGACCTTTGGTGAGCCCGTAGCGGTGACCACATCACAGTCGGCTTGAAAGACCTCTGCCGTGTCGATCTGGCGTCGGGCGGTGAAGACTACCGTAGCGCCGGTCAGATCAGGCCAGTTGGTGGAGGAAAAAGTCGGGGCCATTCCTTCACTTACGAAATAGTCATCGCCCTGGATGATTTCAAGATTGTTGTCAGAATCAACCGGTGAGACCACCTCCACATCACCGGCATTCAGGGAGGCCAGGAGCTGCAAAAACTGATAGGTCAAAAAGTCTGCCGGTGTGATCTGCACAAAGGCCAGCAGAGTATCATCGGCGGCGTTGAAAAAGCGCACCTGGCCGATGAAGTCATTAGGAAACGAAGCGTAAGTAAACGAGTAGGAGCCGCCGCCATCCTCGTCTTCGGTGAAGCCATCGGTTATCTGAGGCCCAAGGTCTTCAAAATCAGAGTCCACCAGTTGGGCGTACAGGGTTAGGCCGGTGTTGTGAGATAGCAGTTGAATTTGGATGGTCAGAGTTTGCATTTGACTAGGTTACAGACCAGGTGCCACTGCTGGTGATGGCCACCCATTCGGTGGCGTTTATAGCTACCAGAAGCAGAGAGCTGCCAACGGTGGTTGATTGGGCGTTACCGGCTGCGG